CCTTATTAAAGAAAGTGATATCAAATTCTGCCGGTGGAATCCAAGTTAATCCGGCAGCATATCCCCCAACACCCATTCCATATTCAGGTGCTGCATGAAATCTTAATGTTTTGACTATTGCTTTCAGATTAATAGATTCCTTTTCATTTCTTGGTGCCATAAGAACTTCAAATGTAAATGCTCTAACTGTAGTATTAGAGAATAAAATTTCTACCATAGGATTTATAGGAGTTTGTGCTAATTGTGCAGCTAGTCCTGCTACCTGTCCTGCTGCTCCTGCTAGTTTCGATGCACCTGATGCAAGACCACGACCTATAGTTCCAGCAAATGTTTTTGCTGCGGCTGTCATAAAACCTGCTGTCGCAACACCAAGTTTCCCGCCAAGTGCAGTTAATGATATTTCTTCATATACATTCTGTGTATTATAGATTAATGGTGATGGCATATGTAATGCAATTGATTCAGCAATTCTTCTTGTTGCTCTTGGTATAGAAACAAACGGCCTACTTCCATCAGACCCTATAACAGCAAATTCATTTCCCGGACCACCAGGACCATATCTGAGAATATCGACTTTCGATCTTTCGTTCTTTCCTAATAAGGTAAATTGGTTTGTATATCTTCCTGCAGCAGAACGACTGCCCAATGCGGTTGGAACATTGATATTGATAATCATATAATGTCCAAGATCACTCATTCCAAGATCATTTGGGAATACTAAATACTTAAAATCATATCTAGACTGTGCTAAGTCTGGAGTATAATTATCTGATATCTGGGAGTTATCTTGCGTTGATGGTATATTTATTGACATTTAATCCTCTTACTATAGGGCAAATATATTTATATGACAACATACAAAGGTAAATTCAACCCCAAAAATCCAAAGAAGTATAAAGGTGATCTTGACAACATTATCTGGAGAAGCACTTGGGAACTAAAAACCATGAAGTATTTAGATGAAAATCCAAATATAGTTGAATGGTCTTCCGAAGAAATCATAATACCATATATATCACCAATAGATAATAGAAGACATAGATACTTTCCTGATTTTCTAGTAAAAGTTATGTTACCTGATAAGTCAATCAAGACAATGCTTCTTGAAGTTAAACCATTCAAAGAAACCTCAGAACCAAAAGTTCAAAGTAAAAAGACCAAGAAATATTTGACCGAAGTTATGACCTGGGGCGTAAATTCAAAGAAATGGGAAGCAGCAAAAGAATACTGTGCTGATAGAGGATGGGAATTCAAGATACTAACAGAAAAAGAAATATTTGGAAGAAATAAATAGTAATATGGCAAATAAAACAAAACAAGCAGTGGATTGGTTCATTGGTAAAGCTAGTGGTCCTGCTGGCTACAGAAGAAATCTATTGGGTAATTCTTCTAGAAATAGAAGTGGTGCCACAATCGGTAAAATGTTTTTCTTCAGATATGATCCTAAATTAAAGAAGAAATTGCCTGTATATGATATATGGCCACTTGTATTTCCTATAGAACCATATTCAGATGGTTTTCTGGGACTCAATATGCACTATCTAAATGGTGGCGAAAGAAGTGCTTTGTTGGGTAAACTCACAGAATTTGCCAATAACAAGAGATTCGATGAAACTACCAGACTTTCTTTGTCTTATGATTTACTTCAAGCATCCAAAAGTTTGGCTACTCTATCTCGACCATGTATCAAGAGATATTTGTATGGTCATGTAAGAACGCCCTTTGTAGAAATAACTGCTGACGAATGGGATAAGGTCATAGAATTACCAATAGAATTCTTTGTATATAACCGATAAGGAGTAATCAGTTGGCAAGTATAGTAATACAAAATGCACCAAGAAATTTAGATCTAGTGTCTTTTAAAAGTGTGTTGGATTCATATGGTGGACTTGCGAAAACTTCTAGATTTGTTGTTAGAATAAATCCTATCGGTGCATTACTTCAACAATTAAATAGCAACACAATAACCAGAGATTTGGTATATCTAACGGAAATTGCTGAAATGCCCGGTAAAGGTTTTATGAATATTGATGTTAGATACTATGGTCCAAACCACAAACTTCCATTTCAAAGCACATATGAGGATGCAAACATGACATTCTTGTGTAGACAAGGTGCACGAGAAAGACAATTTTTTGATGATTGGATGTATGTCATTAATCCAACAAATCATTTCGACTTTACATACAGAGATGAGTATAGAAGTGATATTGATATTTTTCAGTATGATGATATTGCAGATGATGAAGATGATCCACTTCCACAATATAAACTTACATTGAAAAATGCATATCCTTTGATGTTAAGTCCTCAGCCTATGACATGGGCCGATCAATTGTTTCAAAGAGTAATTGTCAACTTTACATATACACATTGGGTTCGTGATGATTTCGTGCAACCATCACAATCAGATTTGGTTATTGGTAGACCAAATGACAGATTACCAATTAGTAGATAATATGGAGATATAGAAAATGCTTCCTAAAATTGACTTGCCTATTTATGAAATAAAATTGCCTTCGTCTAAAAAACTAGTGAAGATTAGACCCTTTGTTGTTCGTGAAGAAAAACTTCTTTTGATGGCACTGGAATCTGGAGATGAAAAGGAAATTATCGAGACTACTAAACAAATTGTAAACAATTGTTTGGTTGATAAAGTTGATATTGATAAACTACCTTTCTTTGATGTTGATTATATCTTTATTGCTCTTAGAGCCAAAGCAGTTGGCGATACTATTGATGTCAAATATACTTGCTATAATGAAGTAGATGGTAAATCTTGTGATAATACCTTTCCTGCTAAAATTGATGTAATGAACTATACACTAATCAAAGATGATAACATCAAAGATAAGGAACACTATCTGTCAAGATGAGGTATCCATCATATACTGTGATGAGATTACTAGATTCTGATATGCCAAACTTTGATAAGAAGATTAATATAATTGCAGAATGTGTTGATGTGGTAGCAGATAAGGAAAAAGTTTATACACGCAAAGACTACACGAATGATGAACTTATAGATTTCATAGAGAATCTTCCGCAACAGCAGTATAAAAGACTAGAAGAATTTGTTGATAATTTTCCATCTTTTGTCATTACATCCAAAGCTACTTGCCCAAAATGTAAGTATGGGCATACTTTAGATTACAGAGACTTTACCGATTTTTTCGTCTAATGCTTGGTTACGATACACTGATGAATCATTTTAAGACAAATTTTTCATTGATGCAACACCACAAATATAATCTAAGTGACATTGAAAATATGATGCCCTGGGAAAAATTTGTGTATATAGATTTGCTGAAACAGCATATTCAACATCAGGAAGATTTGGCTCGTGATCAAGCAGCAGCAATGAAAGCACAACAAAGAACGAGATAAAAATGGCAAAAATAGACCCTAGCAAACTTACAGTAGATTTTAAATCTTTGATGAGACTTAGTATGACTGATAGATATGCTTTGGCAAAAAGTTCTCAAGGTCAAAGTTATTTGGCATCATTAACGCCTACACAGTTTGCTATGCTATTTCCAGACTATTATAGAAAAAGATTGCCCGATATGGGCATTTCTAGCAGAAAAGGTGCACCTGCTCCTTCTGGTGCTGGTTCAAGACCCTCTGGAGGGACACCATCTAGTGGAGCATCAACATATACACCACCGACTGCTGCACCTACAACTACTACCAGACCTACTACATCTGCTGCACCAGCACAGGCAAAGGCTGGCACTGATACAAGATTTGCTTGGGAAAAAAGGCTAGATGAATTAGCCAAACAAAAAACGCCGGAATATAAAAGCACAGGTGTTAACGCTACACCATCTGTTGGTTCATTGGGTCATATAAGATCGCAACAAATGAAACAACTTGATGATCCAAAAGTTCGTGCTGCTGTTCTTGCAAGAGCAGAAATTGAAGTTGGTGGTCAACCTAAAGCCCAACAAGCATGGATAGAAAGTCTTTTTAATAGGGCAGCCGCGAACAAATTGTCATTGTATGATGCAGTAGCAAATTCACCTAAAGTGCATAGATATTATCCATTTAAAGATGATTCAAGATGGAAATCTATGGTTGCTAATCATGAATCAACCATCAAATCTTTAGATGGAAAATTTGCAGGACATTTATCCTCTGTTGGTGGTGGGTCTAATATAACAGATTATGCTACAGACAATGCATCTGGTTCTCTGGGGCAAAGAAAACAGGCTAAGTATGGTGGGAAATGGATTGGTGGCGAACATTTCACATCTGATCCGGGTGCACGAAGAAATTGGGCGGTTGCTCAAAAGAGAACTGATGAAGAAATAAGAAGAACTGGAGGATTTATTGAAGCATCAACAGCAACTCCAGGTGATCCTTCACAAACTGGTTCTACCAAACAAACTAATCTTAGGCCATCCGAATCATTTGATTATGAAAATTTTTATAAACAGGTTGGGACATTTAGAGAAGGTGGTGGGAGATATGGAAACTTA